GCAAGCGGCAAGTGAGAGAAAGAAGCAATAAGCGGCAAGCTGCAAGCTTCTAAAAATTTCCGATATAGTTAGGACCGTGGATTAGGTACGCTTCAATAGCGGGCCACGAATCGTGGACCACGGGCTTTGGTTCTTTTTCGTTGGTTACAAAATCGTGGATCGCGGAGCTTTCATAAAGTTTTATGCTCAAAGGAGCGAGGGTCTTAATAAGGATAAAATTACGAACGTTTCTGGTAGAGTGGAACATGATTTGATGGGGTGAGAAGCGTGGACGGTTGCCAGTTACCACCTTCAACTCACACATGAAAAAACCGCAAATATTATTATATCCCAACAAATCTGGCACGCCGTAGCTACTCCAAGATTCTAATCTTGTCCATTGTATTTTGGGTGTATTTTTCTTAACTTCTTTCCAGAATTTTGACTCAGGTTTCATCGTAATGGCAGTATATTACTTCAGGTCTATTTTGCCAACATTTGAGATGACATTTCCCATACGCCATACTTCAGGATTGATAGTTAAAACTAATCTATGAGTCTCTCTTGCACCAATTAATTTGTTCTCCATTAATTGAATAGATTGTATGTCGTAGTAATCTCCATTTGGAAACGCAACTTGAATTCTGGCTTCTTGTGCAGTTGGAGATTGTTTTAAAATCTTATCTAATACTTGTCTAAATAACTTCCCACTAATCATAATTTTTTTAACCTGGGGCCCAGTATCAGTGGGTAAGTTCATAGTTCATCCACATCGTAAGCCGACCCCAGATTTGGATTATCTTAAGGATATTGATTTTTACGATAGTTTACAGTATATGTCAATACATGACACAAGAAAAAAGGCTAACTGAGAGACAAATTAAATTTGCAGAATTATTGGTGTACAATGAAGGACGAATGAGTCCAGCAGAATGTGCACATCAAGCAGGTTATGTAACCAGACCAAGACAAGCCGCAGCTGAATTAAGGAATCCAAAAACATCTCCATTGGTAGTGCAATATATTGGTGAACTTAGAAAAGAAGTTCAAGAGAAATATGGAATTACATTTGAAAGACATCTAACTGAACTTGCAAAACTTAGAGATGATGCAGTAAAGAAGGGTGCCTGGGCTGCTGCCATTAATGCAGAAGTAGCACGTGGTAAAGCTGGTGGATTATATGTAGATCAAAAATTAGTATTGACTAAAAATCTGGATCAACTTTCTGAGGAAGAATTAGAAGCGAAGATGAAACAGATTTTAGATGATCATAAGAGCATACTTCAAGGTGTGCAGGTTGAATATCAGGAACATCCAAACCACAACGACACTGATGCAGAAGAAGACAACCATGAACAGTCTTCCAATGACAAAGATTCTGATTAATTAAGCTTTTCGATTCGTCTAATACATCCTGTTGGATAGACATTGCGATCTCCGAAAGTTATTTTTCCGTCGGTATCTACATCATAACTTCCAAAAGTCAAAACCATATCTTTATCCTTGTGAAACAAATATCCATCACTAATAGGTTCAGTCGGTTTCATTTTTTTAAAATCTTCCTCATCAGCCCATCCTGAATCACCTAATATATCTTTCCAATGAATACGGACCCTTGGATAAGGGAAACCATTAGTGGTTGTATCCTGAGTTTGCATTTTCTTACGAACTGGTTTTTTTCGTTTTTTAGGCATTTCAGTAGTATAGGGGAATTTTTACCCCTATCAAGGTTTTTTAAAAACGAAAAAAAGTCTCGCGCGCCGAGTACAAAAACCCTTGATTTTCCTTGCTTATTTAACCTCGTGGTAGACAGCAAAAAAAAGTTAATTATTACAACCACTTATTTCTACCACCACCACCACCTACTTTGAAATGAAAAAAAAAAAAACTAACTTGCCTAAAAATTCCCCTATACCGTGGACTGGTAAACATTTGTTTACTATTTAAGAAAAAAGTCAATAAAATCAACGCTCCGCGTTCCACGCTCCATTTTCCATGCTACCACTAACCACTATTCCCTTGACCCCGAGTCGCGGTCCGCGTATCGTTCGTGCCGCAAAGGGGGTAATTCAAATGGCAAAAAAGAAAAAAGAAGAATCTTTAGAAGACATCTTAGATCGTATGGAAGAAGATATCCAAAAGATCCGTGACAAAACGGAGGAGGATGTTTTTGACGACGACGATGACGATGATGTCGAAGAAGAAGACGAAGACTAGTGTTGTTTGCTACGTTGGGGTGAAAGCCCCAATGTAGTTAGTGTATTTTGTATTGATTTATAGCTTTCCCTAACAATTCATGAAATTTTTTAAGCCAAATTACTCTCATTTCAAAAGATTCCGTATTAAAATAAGCTTTTGCTATGTTTAATAATCTATAAGCGTAATCACTTGTTGATTTTGGTGTAGTAATCATCTAATCTCCTTAGCCATTCATATTTAGCTTGTTTAAATTCTTCCCCCTCAAACACAAATTCTTGAAAATAGTTATCTTTGGTACAAATTAAATTAACACCTTTCATGATATTGGTACCATACACCTCATTATGGGCCAGTGCATAGGCCGCTAACTGTAGTTTATAGTCCTCAATCCATTCTTTTCGCTTTGGTTTATTAGATTGTTTAAAGTCTACTATGGATTCTGCATGATCATATATCCCTACCACGTCTGTAGCGCCTGCATATAAGCCAGGATAGTATAACGTGACCTCTAGGCCCCAAAACTCGTTTAAACGGTTTTTTATGCCCTTTTCAATGATCTGTTGGGCCATCGTTTGAGCATTTTGTCCCACTTCTGTTAAATCTAAATAACCCTGTCCCAGTAAGAACTTTTCTATAATCGTATGCATCGCTGTACCTCGAGTAGCTGCCTGATCCACGATCCGCGTTGCATTCTCCGTGCCCATACGTTCACGCCAGGCGGCCAACGAAGCCTTCTTCTCCTCAGACTGAGTCGCAGAAAGAATCGTGGTTACCGATGGGAGCTTCTCTTCTCCTACATCATAGTGCCTGGCATTATTAATCAACGAACGAGAAGAAGTTGGGTATTCATAAAGTTTATTCAGTCGCATACAAAGCTCCATTTTCTAATACATAATCTTTGATATGCTTTTTCACTTTATTGGTATTAAATTGTTTATCTTCAAAAGAAAAATCATCCTTGTAGATGACTATTTTTTTAGTAGTAATATTAAAATGAACTGGCTTTCCTTCAAAATAGATTAAATATTTATATTTATTTTCCATAAATCTCTTTCTGCATGTTTCTTACTTCTTTCACGTCTTTCTCCATTTGTTTTAATTGTTCTTGGTACCTTTTATCTTTGATTCGTTTTGGTTTATGAAAACGATTCATGTATTTGGCAACAGGATTTTTCATACCTATTAATGTTTAGTTACTTTCATAAAATTAATAATTTTTAATATTTCTTTAGTATAAGTAATAAATAATTCAGCTTCAATAAATCCCATTCGATCACATGCATGACAATCTGTATCATTATGTTTTATTCCAACAAAATATGGTCTAATTCCAGTCCCATCACACACAGGACATTTTCTAACATAAAATTGTTCACCATCACTATTAGTACATTTTTCTATAGGATAATATTTACTAGAAAACAATTCGTTTTTATGTCGTTTAATTTGCATGTCTCATTTTTTGTTTTATTCTTCCAATACATTCATAATATTTATCTTCTAAAGATACTGATTTATTTTTTATGGCACCTACATTGTTATCTTTTCTACTAATCCATTCTAAATTATGAACTCGGTAATCACAAGGATTATGATTAATATGATTCACTTGATCTTTATTTTGATAATCATCATTTTCAATAAAAGCACAAGCAACTATTCTATGTAAAAGACCTACTCCCGTAAAACCAGTTTCTTCAATAACAAATCTTGCAATAGGATAATTTCCATACAAAAGATAACTTAAAATTTTACCTGTTTCCATATTTTGGATAAATGGATAATTACAACCACCAAATAAATCTGGATCTATATTTCCCCAAAAATGCATATGACCTGTTTTGTATAAACGATACACTCCTGGTTTAGGTACTTTGTAATTTAATTGTTTACAAATATCACTTAAATCAACCCATTCTATATCTTTAATAATTGCCTTTGCTCTAGTTTGCATAGGCAAATCATCAAATAATAAAAATTGATCACTTTTTTTTGTAGTGTCTATTTTTTCTTTCTGCATATAAATATCTCCAACACCAATTACTTACGCGGCATGATATATGATCGATTCTCTCTACTATAAATCGTATAACTTTTTTTACCATCATAATAATATCCTGTTATATCTTTTTTATTGAAGTCTCGCTGCTTTGGCAAGTTCTTCAATGGTTGGTTCTTTGACATATATTTCTCCTTGTGATTTGCAAGTAGTACATTGTTTCACTTCATTATAAGAGGGAACGCTCGTATAAATAAATCCGTTCCCCTTACAATCAGGACAAATGGCCTTATGCTTTACCATTTTTATATCCATGTTTTTTTGCCTCCTTCAATATCGACATTTGCACTAATTTAGATTTAGACAATGGTGTGTCTAATTTACCATTGATAAAATCTAATAGGTTATAATACTTAATAGGTATCGATACTGATTTATGTTTAGCAGGATCTGCCATGTTTTCTCTCCTTATCTTTTTTCTGCATAGTATTCGTATTCCATATCTTTAATTTTTTTCTGATATAGAAATACAGTTTTTAAAGAACCAGCTAAATTATTTAAGTATGCGCTAAAACGTCGCATCTTGACGTCTTTATCTGATTCTCGTACGAAAAAGCCTTTATGGTATACAACTTTTTCTCCTGGTTTAGATAACATTAACCATTGGTCAAATGCTTCTTTTGTTAGGTTTTTACTCATGTTTTTATCCTTTCTTATTGTTTTATTTATCATACTATATGGGAAACTATAATATTATTTCAAGGCTTGCAAGTATATTTTTTTAAGCTATAATATAGATCTCTTCTCACACCTTTTGTTTGCTCGTCCTGATTTCTTTCGGGGCGAGTAAACTAAGCTGATTGTTTTTTATCTTCTACACACCAAACAATATGTTCTAATACATTAACACCATTGGCATTTAATTCTTTGGTTACTGTATTACCTAATTCAACAGAACGCATTTCACATTCTTCTTTAGTATAACTTGGTTGTCCTGGTTCTGTATAATTCATACAACTCATTCCATAAGGACTAAGGTCAGCTATACAAATCATAGCATAAATAATAAATTTCATATTGGTTTACCTTGTCCTCGTTCTGAGAATTTTTTACCTTTGTGTTGCTTAGAATGTCTACCTGGACGTTTTCTTTTTTTCTGTTTTACGAACGTGTTGGTGCCGAACGCCTTTTTTTTAGCCATTGTTGATCTTCCTCTGTTAGTTTTAGATATTTAATATGTCCATTGACATATTGTTTGGTATCTTCTCCACACGAGGTGCAACGATAGTAATCTTCTACAATTGCAATTAAAATGGTTTGTTCACTGCATTCAGGACATACGCCTTGTACTGTATCTATATTTAAAAAGTTTTTATCAAATTTAATCATTTCATAAAAACCTTTGATACTCCATCAGCAATAGTATCCATTTTGTTAGGATACTCTTTTTCTTGTTTAACACAACCTAATAAACTAACTAATAAAATTAATATAATTAAAACACAAATAGTATACATCTCAAATTTAATAGATTTTTTCATTTTGTTTAATACCAAAGGTACATCTACACATTTACATTCTGTGCAACTACAAGTAGCACAAACAGGTTCATTAACATAATAACCCTGTCCTACACAATGACAACGATGTCCACATTCCTTACAAAATAATTTCATAAATAATTCCTATCTAATAAAAATGATGCGCAAAAATATACCATAACACTAAATACAAAATGAAGAATTGTAAAGGACTTAATCCTTTTTTATTTTTATCATTATGTCCAAAAGGATCGTCGCCAAAGGTCATATATATTATCCATAAATATCTCCCCAATTAGCACCTTTTTCATAATCTACTTTGTTTGGAACCTCTAATTGAACGGCTGATTCCATAATTTCAATAATTTGAGAGGCCATCTTATCATCTTGAACTGAGATGTCTACCTCATCATGAATTTGTATATGTGGTATTATACCGTTTTCATATAATGCTACCATAGATTTTTTAGTCATATCAGCAGCAGATCCTTGAATTAATTTATTTAATGCTTTGTAAGTAAATGCTCTTTTTAATGGTTCACCATATTCTTTTCTAGCTTGTTCTAATGGTAATGGTTTATGAACTCCAAACTGTGTCGGTTGCCATAGTTCAAAATGACATGCTCTACCTAATAATGTTCTAATCTTACCTCTATCATTTGCAACTCTTGATACTGTTTCCATCAATTGTTTTACGAATGGAGCTTTTTGATGATATTGTTGAATTAGTTTTTCTGCTGATTCTTTCATCAAACCTAATTCAGCCATCAATTTATTTTTACCCATTCCATACATCAAACCTAAATTAATAGTCTTTGCTTGTTTTCGTTCAATGTTAGCCATGTCCGCTACAACCTGATGAAAGTCCGCGTTCCCCGCTCGGTAGGCCTCGACAATCGTATCGACACCCTCTAACTTTTGTAATTTAGCATAGTGAACTAATATTCTTGGTTCTTGTTGTGAGTAATCAAAACTTCCCCATACACAATTTTGTTCAGGAATAAAAATAGATCGTATCAATGGTCCTAATTCAGGATGACGCGCAGGGATTTGTTGTAAGTTTGGATTAGACATAGAAAATCTTCCTGTAACAGTTCCACCATCATCAGAACGTATTTGATTAATCTCTGCATGTATTCTTCCTTTATGTGCGTGTTTAGTTATAGTATCAATAAATGTAGTATGAGCTTTACTTAACTCTCTTGCATTAGAAATACATTGAGCAAGTTCATGTGGATGGTTAGCTAAAAAGTTTCTAGTAAAACTAGGAGCTCCTGTTTTTTCTGTTCTATCGTAAGGAAGCTTGACAGCATCAAATGCTTTCGCAATAGA